TGTGCGGTAATGATTCCGTCAATAAGAATTTGTACTTCTTCTTCAAAGAGAAAAATTGATTTGTAAAAATTGGCTCTTTCATTGTTCATTTGATTTATTGGTTTTTAGATTTCTTTTGATAGTATTATTTCTTCGCGTGGTGTCGCTTGTTTGATGCGGTCGTAAGCTGTCACCGCTTCGTCGTAGTGATTGTACGACATGTGAAATTCTCCGTTTACTTTGATGACGTAGTACATATCTGTCAACGTCGTCTTTTGAATTAGTTCTACTTTCATTTTGTTGTGTGATTTGGGGTTTGTTCTAATTGTCTTGTTTGTTCGTCAATCGTTCCTGCGATTAACATTGCTCCGAAAAGAAGCGCGATAAATAGTAAAGTCTTTTTCATTTGATTTTGTTTATCTTTGTTTATGAAGGCAAATTTATACTAAACTTTTCAAAAATCAACACATAAATTGAAAATAAATTGAAAATAATTTCTAACTGATTGAAAATGAACATAAAAACTTTTAAGAAAACATATAAAAAAAGTAGTGCGAAGCGTAAAATAGCACCCGAAAGCGAAGCGAACCAACAAGAAATAGTTGTGAAATACCTTCGTTTAGCATATCCTGAAGCTCTTTATTGCGCTTCCGCAGGTGGTATGCGAACTAGTTACTTGCAAGCGATCAAGATGAAGCGCACGGGTTACGTCAAAGGCTTTCCCGACCTATTTATTTACGAACCACGCGGAGAGTTTCACGGCTTAGCTATTGAAATGAAGAAGGAGAAAGGTGGTACTGCATCGCCAGAGCAAAAGCGTTGGCAGGAGCAATTAAGAAACAGAAACTATTGTTCTTATATTTGTAAGGGTAGTGAGGAAGCTATCAAAAGAATAGACGAATACTTTAATGAGTGAAACTTGACCGCTACATAGAAGGACATTATAAGAAATTTAAAGAACTTGCGAAAGGAATTGCGCGAGGTGAAGATTTCTATGAGGATCTTTTGCACGATTGTTTGTTGTCTATGTTTGGCTCGAAGCACATTGAGAAACTAATCGAAACAGGAGAATTCGAGTTTTACCTCATTCGCGTTATGTATCTTTCAGTCAATTCACCTAATAGTCCTTTCTATCGTCAAACGATTGCCTGGAATAGAAACAGACGCGACTTCAAAGAATACGCGCACGAAGTGGATAAGACGTGGTTAGGCGCGCGAATGACAAACGAGCAACTGGATATCTTGATTAGTCGCTTAACCGAATTTGAACGCTTAATCTTTCAAGAGTACATCTTCGAAGGTTTTACATACAGAGAATTTTCAAAACAAACAGGAATACCAACCGTGTTCCTTTACCGCACCATTGATAGTATCAAACAAAAAATAAGAGCAAATGTTATTCGCAAAGTCAAATGAGTACAAAAGACGACTTGAAATTTGTCGCACCTGTAAATTCTTCGAAGCATCAACGCAGAGCTGTGGTCCATTGATCGTAGGTGAAGAAGTAGAAACTGAAGTCCTATTCCGCAAGAAGTCAATCAAACTTTGTGGCTGTGTTATGCCTATCAAAGCAAAGTTAGCCTTCGCACAATGTCCAGCATCAAAATGGAGCGGTGTATTGTCTCTTGACGAACAAAAAGAGTTCAAGCGTTTCCTGCTTGATATCAAAGCTCAAGGACGTTTAGAGGATAAAGACTTGATGAAGTTCTATTCGTTCAAGGACAAGGCTACAGGAGCGTTCAACGAGCGTTCAACGTGTTCACCTTGTGTACGCAAAGACATCAATATGTTTTTGGAGTCGATGAAGGATGTCAACGTTGACTAAATGTACAAGTGAAATTCTTGTAAACTCGATACGTCGCCTCTGGTGTTCTTGTTGATGTCGTGCCAACGCATACCACTCAAAAAGAAATCGACGGTCTTATTCGGTGTGAAAACGCGAAAGTGTCCGTGTTGGAAGTGATGCCACGTTATAACATTGTTTGTCTTGTAGTTAGTAAGCAATTGAATGAATAATTCTTGCTTTGCTTTCTTGTTTATTTTACTCATATTATTTTAGTTATGGACATAGAAAGGTTTATGGGTGAAAAGACATTAAACTCACGTTTACACCTTATCATTATTCCTTTTAACTACTACTTTAATAGTGATTAGTAGTTACTCATAATTCAGAAGATCCTGATGGGTTACAGGCAATCAGTTAACTATGTCTAGTTTCACCCCCAAGTTGCACCTCTGCAGTTGCTTGGATTATTATAACTGTTGTTACTGGTTAATTGTATAATCTCACAAATGATACTCAATGTCATTCATTACCACTACAAATAACCTTCCTTCTAATTATCACGTTCATTCACTAACTTCTCACTTCGTTAGTATGGGTTGAATGTGGTCAAGACCATTTCTCAAATTACTACAAAAAAAAATGCCCCGCACACCGTACTCGTTAACTTAATAACAGCACAATGCTTGGGGCAATGCTTTTATATTAACGAGTATTCAAATATACTTCATTCAATCAATAAAACAACAAATAGATTTCAACAATACTTGAATGTTAATAAATGATTTTGTATCTTTAGTGTATGATAATCATACCAGCTCAACTCGAAGCAGTAACAACACGAAAGGACAAGACGCTCAAACTAACCTTTGGAACGAATGAACTTTCACCTGCTCAAGCGTCCGAACTATTCACAATAGCAAATCAATTTGGTTATCTTGCTTTCAAAGACGAAGATTTCAAACGCGAAGAATTGGACGCAGTAGAAAGTCTTAAGAGTGAGTTAGAAGATACGTTAAAGAAGCCTTCACAACGTTTAAGAGGTGTTCTATTCAGACTATTCGAACAAGATAACGACGGGTTCAAAACATTCTCGAAATATTACGATTCTAAAATGGAGCAACTTATTAACCATTACAAAGGAAAATTAGGGTAGTTCTTATATTTACATTGTATGAGCAAGGAAGAAAAGAAAGAAACCAAACCACAAAACGCAACACTAAAAAAGACTGCTATGCTAAAGGCTCTCGAAAGTACTTTGGGTGTGGTCACTTCTGCGTGTGAGATTGTTGGAATAGATAGAACAACACACTATCGTTGGTTGCAAGAAGATGAAGACTATAAAGCGAAGGTTGAATCATTGTCTGACCTTGCTGTTGACTTTGCAGAAAGTCAGTTGTTCGAATTGATTAAGGGAGCGCACCGCGAGGTGTCAACACCAGACGGTGAAGTAATCCGTATTCAAGACGCACCAAACACAAGCGCAACAATTTTCTATTTGAAGACGCGAGGAAAGAAACGAGGATATGTTGAGCGAAATGAAATTGCAGGTGTGAATGATGCTCCGATACAAATAATAATAAACGATAAATTATGAGATTGATAGAAAAAATTAGTGTTGGATTATTTTACTTTGCTTTATTATATGCTTTTCATTTGGCAGTTGGTTTTGAACATTGTGTAATTTTAGGAATGGCATTAATTATATCTAATCAAATTAATGAGCAAAGCAACACTAACCTTTGACCTTTCAGACGGAGACGATCGTATTGAGTTCAACAGAATAACAAAGGCGCGTGATATGGCTATGTTACTTTGGGAAATAGAGATGAACGGTTACCGAAAGTTCACCAAGTACAACGAACGACAAGAAGACGCGTATCAGGAAGGAATAGAAGAAGTGTTTGAATACTTTCGAGCGTTACTCAGCCATCACGAAATAGACATTGAACAATTGATTGTATAACGTACCCGAAAGGAATCAGAATATACATTTACAAAATAGAATAAAAAGTCAATATATGCCAATACCCAAACCAACAACAACAGAAGGAAAAGACGAGTTTATCGTTCGTTGTATGAGCGACGAAACAATGGTTGCTGAATACGGAGATACTGCGCAACGATACGCAGTTTGCATTAACACATATAAAGAAAACAAATGAGCGAAAACAAATTAAACTTTTTGAAATCACAGATACGCGCTTTCAACCCAGAGTGGACGAAAGAGCAGATTGAAATGGAAGCAATACGCATATACAACGAAGCGAACACAATCGACGACGACGACGAAGGATGTCTTTATTGCGGATCATAAAACAATACAATGAGTATAAGAGTTTCAATACCTGCCGACTACGCGAGCATATCGCTGAAGCAGTACAAAGAGTTCAAGACAGCAAAGAGCGACGCTGACAAGTTGGTTGCTATTTCCAACCTGTCAAAAGAAGACGTGCAGAAAGTACCAATGCAACACGTTCCAACCTTACTCGCTGCGTTCGACGACACGTTGTTAAATGAGAGCGCAAAGTTCTTTGAGACGATAACGGTAAAGGATACTGACTTCGGATTTATTCCCAACCTTTACGAAATCTCTTTGGGCGAATATGCAGACATCTCAACGTGGGCTGCTAACGTAGAAGAAAACATTGTAAAAATAATGTCTGTGCTTTATCGTCCCATTGTCAAGCGCGTGGGTTCGAAATACTTAATCGAAGAATACAACAGCACGAAAAGAGCAATGAGTGAGGAGTTAGTTGAACAGATGACACTTGAACAATTCAATGGTGCGATGCTTTTTTTTTCGACTTTGCTAACCGAACTAAACAACACTTCGCTCGATTATTTGGAGATGGAAGTCAAGAAGTTGACGCAGGAATTGACGGAGCAATTGAAGACAGAGACAACCTAAACCAAGTGTTGGGAAGGTACGGTTGGTATCATTTGTTTATGGAAGCGTGCGGGCGTGACATAACAAAATTAGATTTAATTACGGAAAAATCCGCGTGGAGTATATTTACATTTCTGACTTACCTAATAGACTACAATTATGTCGAACGTACAAAGCTACAACGCACTTATAGATAGATTCAAAGCCTTCGCGGCTGGACACTTTATTCTGAAAAGATTTTCACACGGACAGATTGAGGTTTCTGACCTTGAAAAGTTTGGTGAATATCCCTTTATGCACGTCATTCCTTCCAACGTGACTTATTCACAAGGAATGAAGACGTTCTCTTTTCAGATTGTCCTTGCTGACTTACCACGCGACAAAGAAGATAAGACAGAATACCAACGCGAAGTTCTTTCTGACCTTCAACGGATTGCAGAAGATTTGATTGCTGAGATTACGAACCACCGTGTTTTGTTCGGTGACTTAATCACGGTGCAGAACGTTTCTTTAGAACCATTCCTTGAAGAGTTTCAACACACGCTCACAGGTTGGACAATTAGTCTTGACCTTCTTGTTCCTTACTATTGGGACGCTTGTTCTATTCCTGCGGAGTGGAACGATATGTTTGAGAGTTCAACAGGTGGCACAGGATCAATCTTGACGTTCACCGATTCGATAACAAGAGACGAGAACGGATTCGTTCGACTTGTCAACGACGAAGCCGAGCCTTCGCCGAATTACTACTACGGAACGAACGACGAAGGGGTGCGCGGTTGGTACTTGTTGACGGATGAGGTAGGTCTTACTTGCGTAACGCTTCCTTCTTGCCAGACGATTATCGACATCGAATCAGCAATTGATTTGTTGCAGACGGATGTAACCGATTTACAAGGCGACGTTTCTTCTTTGGAGACTAACAAAATTCCTTATACAGGCGCAACAGGCAACGTTGACTTAGGCGAGTACGAATTAAAAGCAGGTCAATTGTCTTTAGACACATCTCCAACAGGAACGGCAGCGGTTGGAACAACAAGATGGAATGATAGCATCGGTAGTTCAGAGACTACTTTAAAAGGGGGTTCAGTTATTTTGAAGAATGGGGTTGACCTTGTTGCTCGTGTAGTGAACAAAGTAATACCAAACACAACGCTAACGAAGGCTGCTTATCAAGCGGTAAGAATCAGCGGTGCTCAAGGTCAGCGTTTAGCGGTAGCGTTAGCACAAGCGAACAACGATACGAATAGCGCGGATACCATTGGTGTAGTTACTGAGACCATCGCAACGAATCAAGAAGGCTTTATAATGACTGTTGGAAATCTTGAGGAGATTAACACAACAGGAAGTCTGCAAGGTGAAACGTGGGCAGATGGAGATGTGCTTTACTTGTCACCAACAACGGCAGGAGCAATTACCAATGTCAAGCCAACAGGCGCAACAGGACACATCGTTGTTATCGGATACGTTGAATACGCTCACGCTATTCACGGAAAGATTTATGTGAAGGTGATGAATGGGTGGGAGTTAGACGAATTGCACAACGTGTATATTGACACTCCTGTCAACAACAACGTCTTGACTTACGAAAGTTCAACAAGCCTTTGGAAGAACAAGACGGTTGCAACGGCTTTAGGTTACACACCAGCGAACGCGGCAACAACGCTCACGATCAACGGAACAACGCAAGACTTAAGCGCGAATAGAACATTCACTATTGCGACAGGCTTAACGGTAGGCACAACAGCCATAGCAAGCGGAACAGTAGGGAGAGTGTTGTTCGAAGGAGCAGGCAATGTATTGCAGGAGAGTGCTAACTTCTTTTGGGACAATACGAATACGGGTTTAGTTTTAGGTGGTGGCTCGTTAGATGCTAATCAAATATTGCAAATTAATAGTACAAAAGGAGTTAGAATAAGTGGAACGGGTGCAGGTGTAGGTTATACTTTAGTTAGAGGTACTGAAATTGGAGGATTAGCGACTGCTACAACATTTTCTTTATTGTATAGTACAACTCAGTTAAGATTCGAAACGGCTGCAAATGAAAGAATGCGAATCTTCGCAGGTGGCAACGTAGCCATCGGCACAACAACAGACGCAGGGTACAAGCTCGATGTGAATGGAAGTAGTAGAGTAGGTGAAATATATTCTTTAGGAAGAGTTATTGCCGATAGACATATGACTGTTAGTGGTTCTTCAAGTTATCAAAACACATCTGCCTTTATAAGTGGTTTATCTTTTCCAAGATTTGGAGTAATGGCTTCTGTGAACAATGTATTTTTTGATAACTGCACTTATAATCCAACAAGTGGAGCAGGAACATTTACTTCTTTTTATGTAAATCCAACAATTAACCAAACAGGTGGTGCAAATGGAATAACAAGAGGTCTTTACATCAATCCAACGCTAACAGCAGTAGCAGATTTTAGAGCAATTGAAGTAGCAAGTGGTATCACAATTTTAGGCGCAGCCACAACGGCTAAAGCATCTTTGAGAATACCGAGCGGAACAGCACCTACCTCGCCTGTGAATGGTGATATTTGGTTTGATGGAACTGATATAAAAATGAGAATAGGCGGAGTAACAAAAACATTTACTTTAACATAATTACAATGGCTAAAATTCAACCAATAGTGTTCCCGCTTAACGCAGGAACAGCAACAGAAATGACAGTTCTAATCTTGAACTTCGAAACGAGTGCAACAACTTGCACTACTTACTACGAGTTAAAATCTGAAGCAACTGAAGAAGTGCCTTCAAAGGTTTTAAGCAATGGTAACTACACGCTAACTGAAGAAGAGTTTGCAGGGTGGGGATACGACAACGAGTATGTCGCACAATGCGTAGCAAACGCAATAGGAGTAACAATTTTATCTTTCTAATTATGAACCTTACCGAAGAACACTTGAAGCAGTTAGATGCTTTCATTCAAGAAATGCCTACAAAGTTTGGCTTGCCATTGATTCAATTCTTCAACAAGATAAAAGAGGAACAAGAGAAAGATGCCTAACGAACAGAGCGCACCAAACTTCTTCGCTGTCGTTAACGATATGGCTAAACGCTTTGTCGAGTTGATGCAGTCAGACTATCGTATGAAGCGAAAGGTCGGCAAGAACTTCACGAACGCGGTTGCAAGTGGTACGCTCGAAAAGTCTTTGAAATACAGACTGCAAATCAAAGGGCAATCTATCAACGTTCAAGTTTACGCGAAAGGGAAGGCAGGTAAGTATTTCTTGTTTCGAGAAGACGGTGTGAATGGAACGCAAAAATCACAAGGTGCGCCTTATTCGTTTAAGCGTGGCTCTGGAAGCAAACCTGCAAAGGGACAAATGTCGCCAATGCAAAAGGCTATCTACGATTGGATGAATATCAAAGGTATTCGCCTTCGTCAGAAAAGCGGTAAGTTCAAGAAGACGACGGAGCAACTGAAAATGGAAGTGGCAAAACTCATTATGTTCAAAGTTCGTCGTGACGGAATAAAGGGGTGGAAAGCATTCGATTACGCATACGAAAACATTTGGGACGAATACGAGGCGAAGATAGTTGAAGCATACGGAAAGGATTTTTCAGCAACAATAGAGAATCAAATAAAAGACATATAAAAAATGGCAATTACAATAAACGATCAACCATACGAATATACACCTATAGGTCAGCGACTTATGCTCGTTGCATCTTCAACGAATGTGGCGAATACAGGCTTTCGTTTCGTGTTTGACTTCGGTTCGTTCCAAGTGAACGTTCAACCGAACGCAGCGAACAAAGGGGTGTTGGATTTAGCACCTATCTTTCGTGAATCGTTAGAACATACAATCAAACATTCTTCTGTTGACTTCGACGTTGAGTATTCCAGCGTTGCAAATATATCTTGCACGATAAAAGAAGGTTGGCTCGTTGACGGAGTATTCACAGTAAGCGGAAGCGGAATGGCTGACATCGACGACGTGTTTGCCTTCCTTGCTGAATATCAAGTTGCAGACGGTTACAAACCAAATCCGAACACACGCTACGCGTTAGACGGAACGTCGGCTTATATGATGAGCGAAAGAACCAACGAAACGCACAAGTGGAGCGAAGCAGCTTCACGCGGTCTATCTTCTGATTGGGTGTATATTCCAACGCGTTTAGCGGATTGGGGTATTATGTACGCTCCAACGAATAGCGGTCTTTTGGTTGACAACGACGCGAACTCTGTTATTATCACAACATACGACAACAGCAATACGCTAATCGATACGCAGTTTGGAACGTTAGCAACTGACACAAATGGAGTGGCGACATTCCCTGCGTTTGCTTCAAGCGTTATCAATTACGGAGTAGATTTCACGAATGCAAAATACTACACAATACAAGCAGGCAATGTTACTTCGTTCCCTGTTTACACACCTGCTTCACGCGTTTATTGTTTCTATCTTGTCGATGACGATTGTCGCTTTGACAATGTGCGTTTGGGTTGGTCGAATACTTGCGGTGGCACTGATTACTTCAACTTCACGAAGAAGAGCGAATTGTCGTACAACTACGATCGTAAGCAATACCAAAAAGTTGTAGGAAGTTACAACGCTTCATCGTTTACTTTCAATGATTACGACAGAGGTATGACTGACAGATACGTCACAACAACAAAAGGACTACAAATAAATAGCGATTGGATAAGCGTTGGAGAGTTCAACTTGTTGCAGACTTTGTGTCGTTCAAATGACGTGTTTATAATCAATGACGACGGAACGCAAGTTCCTGTTCTTTTGGATACTCAGAATTTTGTTATTAAGGACGAACGCTATTCTAAACTTTACAATGTTACTTTGAACTTGAAATACTCACAACCTGTTGGCTTATGATGAACGAAGTAATACTAACGCTTACCGATAGCAACGGAAACAGCGCAATTCTCGACCTTTACGAGAATGAAAAGATGCACTTGAACTACAAGTTCACCGACATCACCGACTTCGCTTCTGTGGGTAATTACTCGCAAGAGTTTCGCGTTCCAGCGAGCAAGACAAACACGGACTTTTTCGGTGCTATTTTCAACGTGAATTTCGACGGATGGTTTGACTTTAGAAAGAAGGTTGACGCGGTGTTGACGGTGAACACTATTCCAATTGCAAGTGGTCACATTCAAGTGAAGAAGTTGTATTGGCAAAGTGGGAAGTTGTTCGAATTTGAGGTTGTATTCTTCGGTGAAGTACCAAACCTTGCAAGACTATTAAATGAAAAGAAACTCAAAGATATTGAATCGATTGTCGCGGGTGATTTGGACTACGATTTACTTCACGCGAATGTTGAAACACCACCTAACGACCATACGATTTTAACGCTATGCGATAAGTGGAATTTAACAGCGACAAATGTAGAAGGACAACCTGTCTATTCAACTGTTATCGGTGGACAACCGACCTATAAACCGCTGTATGTTGGTCACTTAACTCCTGCTGTCAAGGCGCAATACTTGTTCGACCAAATCCTTGCAGACGCAGGGATTCAGTATTCAAGTGATTATCTTTCGACAATCTTAGACCACATTTATGTTCCTTTCATCAATGGTCAGTATTTAGATACAGACGCAGGATTAAACGATAATGCAAGTTTGCTTGTTGCAACTTCAAACATTTCAACTAACTTTTCAGCAGGAACTACTTCGTTTTATCCATTGTATTTAGATTACGTTGAGTCAGAAGATGCGGGAAACAATTGGAGCGGTGGTATTTTTACTGCTCCTTATACTGCTGAATATACTTTTCAAATTTGGACAAATGGAACATACACCGTAAATGGTGGTTCTTCAAATGATATCTATTTGAATTTATACGCTTTTGTTAATGATAATTTCAATACTGCAATTGCTCAAGTATCCATAGATAACACAATTGCAATAAATCAGACTTTGACTATTTCTTTGAATCAAGGTGATGAACTAAAGATTTATATGAATCAAGACGCTCCATTTATTTGGGATGTGGATGTTGATTTAGTTGGAAACGGAAGTAGTGGCATTGCTGATTTTAGCGGAACAGGAATAAAGTTAGTATCAGTTGGAACTTCATTAATTGAATCAACAGTTCAAATGGAGTTCAACGCTCCAGATATGAAGCAAATCGATTTCATCACGTCAATTCAAAAGATGTTCAACCTTGTTTTCGTTGCAGATAAGACGCTTCCAAACACGCTCCGCATTGAACCAATGGTTGAGTATATCGCAAGCGGAAATACGCTCGATTGGTCGCATAAATTAGACTTGTCGAAAGACATCACTTATTATCCGACAACCGACCTTCAGAAAGCGAAGTTTACATTCACATACAGCGAAGACGGAGATTATTTTAACTCTTTGTACAAAGACAATGGTCGCGTGTATGGACGTTATGAAGTTACCGAATCAGACTTCGAAGTAATCAATGAGTTTGCGACAGGTGAAGAAAAGGTTGAGTTAGCGTTTGCGTCAACACCTTCCGCACCTGTTGAAAATACAGACGTCGTTGTTCCTCGTTTCATTAACGCAGAAGGTCAATTCGTACAACCTAAACCACGCATACTTTATTACTTCGCAGACTTCTTCGTGAATATGTTTGATGAGGTGAGTGGTGATGTAGTGCAAACAGCGGTGAAATGTTTGAATAACTATTCGACAATGAACGCAACGGTGACAGATAGCGACTTAAACTTCGCTCCCGAAATACCTATTCACACAATCGTTGCTAATCCTTACAACAACCTTTACAATCGTTGGTGGAGAAATTACTACCGCGAGTTATACGACGGACAAGCGCGCATATTAGAGGGAATGTTTGCGCTTACTTTGAACGACATCTTCACGTTTCAATTCAGCGACAAGATTTGGATAATCGATTCTTGGTGGAGAGTGTTAGACATTGAAGGCTACGTTGTTGGTGAACAAAACGTCACTAAGGTGAAACTCATTCGCGTGTTAGACATCGACAACGACTGCGACCTTACACCTGTATCTGCTAATCTTGACCAATCGTTGAATTGGGAAAATGCCAATGGTGATCCCGCAACAATAACACAAGACTGTTGTTTGCGTTTTGGCTACAATTGGAATAGTGCGAAAAACAACTGCTATTCACAACCAAACAACGGAACGCGTTCTTTCATTACTCAACAAGCACCTTCACTTGCACCAACGCGATTTGGCGCACCTGTTCAATTCAACGCTGGAGTGTCTCAACCTGTTAAGACGATAACGACGGACTACGTTGTAACCAACTTTGACAGAATGATTTTTGCAGATACGACAGGCGGAAGCATCACAATTTATTTACCTTCTGCAACCACAACAGCAGGTCGTGAGTTCATCATTCAGAAAAGCGCAGCAGCTAACAACGTAACGGTGCAAGCGTACACAGGTGAGACGGTGGAAGGTAGTGGAAGCGTGACCTTCACAGGATTAGGTGATACAATAACAATTATTTCAAATGGAACAGACTTCAAAAGTACATCTTCAAAATAAAGCAGACGCAATGCTCGCTTGTTTGGAGTTCTTGAAATTGAATATCAAGACTGAAACTGAGTTCGGTAAGGTCGCGAATGGTAAGCGACAACTCAAGTTGTGGAAGCATTACGCTTGGAAAGTTACTCGAATTTCTGTAAACGTAGCGTTTTGGATATTTATACTTTATAAACTATTATTCTAATGGCTACAACGAAGGAGTTCAATATATCATCAAATGCGGTAACGGTCTTAAACCAAACCGCTGACGCAGCAGAAAATACAGCGAAAGGATTCACAAGTGCGAAAGCAGAGCTTCGTGCGCTCCAACAGCAGTTGCTCCAAATGGATCAATCAAGCGAGGAGTTCAAGAAAGCCTCTGCTCGCGCTGCTGAATTAAAGGACAATATTTCCGACTTATCCGCTGAGATTAGTGCCAACGCAGGTAATGCTTTCGAAGGTCTTTCGAACAACGTTGGTTTGTTCGGTAGTCGTTTGATGGACTTAGACTTGAAAGGTGCAGGACAAGCGTTAGGTGGAATGGCTGTTGCTGTGCGTAAGATTGATTTCAAAACGCTTAAAGATGAAATAGGTGGATTGATTCAAGGACTTGGTAAGTTAGCGAAGGCAGTACTTGCAAATCCTTACTTGATGTTGGCAGCAGCTGTTGCTTTAATCGTTGCAAACTTTGATACTATCATTAAGCAATTTCCTGCAATTGAAAAAGGACTTACAGGAATCAACGAGCAGGAGCGCGAGTTATTAGACCTTCAAACAAAGAGAGCAGAACAAGCCAAAAAGAATTACGATGCTATCTCATCAACAGAAAATACTTTAAGACTACAAGGTAAGACAGAAAAAGAAATTCGTGATATGAAAATAGCAGCAATTGAAGCTGCGATTCAAGAAGCGAAAGTTCGTTTAGAAACACAAAGAGGACAAGAGAAAGCGCAGATTGAAACCGCTCAAAGAAACAGGGAAATTTTAGAAGGTTTTATTAAATGGATTAATGCTCCGTTGTATTTATTACTTTCAACGGTTGATAAGATTGCAGGTTGGGTTGGTCAAACAACGAATTTAGCTGAGGGTTTAACTACTCTTGCAGCTGATTTATTAATTGATCCAAAGCAACAGCAAGAAGACTTACAAAAGTCTTTCGAAGAACAGGAGAATACCATTCGCGATATGGAAAATTCTCTTGCAGGTTTTCGTTTAGACCAACAAAAAGCAGATAAAGAAGCGGCTGAAAAAGCAAGAAAAGAAGCAGAAGAAGCACAGAAAAAAGCAGATGAAGCAGAGTTAGAAAGACGCAAGAAATTAAATGAAGAAATGAATGCGGAGGATGACCACATTCACGCACTTGATTTAAGGGATATAGAAAAAAGAGAGAAAGATAAAAGAGATAAGAAGATTGCTGGCGAAATGCAATCTCACGCAAATTTAACAGCATTAAAATCTCAACATACAAAAGAAGAACTTGCAGAACTTCAAAAAGCAGAAGACGCAAAAGCACAACTTCGCGTCGATGCAATGAAGACTTCTTTGTCTATTATTAGCGACTTGGCTCAAGCATTTGCAGGAGATAGCGAAAGACAACAAAAGAAAGCGTTCCAAATACAAAAAGGAGTGAGCATTGCAACGGCTACAATTGATACTTATTTAGCAGCACAGGGAGCGTATCGTTCGCAAATGGCTATCAGTACACCAGACGCACCTGTTCGCGCAGCGGTAGCGGCAGGTATCGCAATTGCTCAAGGTCTTGCGCGTGTGGCTGTTATAAGTAAACAACAATTCAATGGTGGCGGTGGAACAAGCGGAGCAAATAGTTCAAGCGGTAACGTTCCACAAGCAGGCGGAATGAACGCACCTTCACCTGCCAATTTCGCGTTCTTACAGAACCAACCCAATCAACAACAACCACCGCTACAAGCGTACGTCGTGAGCGGTCAAGTAAGCAGCAATTTAGAGGCTCAACAATTAATACAAAATCAATCAAGATTAGGAGGATAAACAATGAAAAAAATTAAAGTTATTGAATACGGAATCGACGACGCGGGATTGCTCGGAGTGTACGCAATAAGCGTAGTGGAACAACCTGCAATCGGAGTAGACTTCGTCGCGTTAAGTGAACAACACAACGTGAAGTTCAAAGAAGACTTTAGAGGTCTTTTGTATGGAGCGTTATTGATTCCCGACCAACTCATTTACAGACGAAACGACGAGACGAACGAAGAATACTACGTTAAGTATTCGAAAGATACCATTCGCGCTATCGCTTACAACTATTTGAAACAAGCCAACCAAAACAACGCAACGGTTGAACACGCGAAAGTGGTTGACGGAGTGTCGCTCGTTGAAACGTGGATAATCGAAGGAGAAAACGACAAGTCGAAGAACTTCGGGTTTGACCTTCCAGAAGGTACTTGGTTCGGTTGTATGAAAGTGGAGAACGAAGAAGTGAAAAAGCAGATACAAAACAAAGAAGTGTTAGGCTTTTCAATCGAAGGAAACTTTATCGCAGAAAAGGAAATGTATTTGAGCGAACAGCAACCCACCTTAATTGAAGAATTAGAGCAGTTGTTAACATTAGCCACGCAAGAAGAAATAGACGCGCGTTATGACGATTATATGAGCGCGGTGAATATGACTTATTCAGAACTAAAAGCGTGGAGCGAAACGGAATGCTCAACGTTGGCTTCGTTGGATCGTTCACCTATCGAAAGAAACCTTGAATTGCTTCAAACGAACAAAGCGGATTGGACGGAGAAACACTTCGAAGATGCAGGAAAGACAATTGCCTTCATCAATCGTATGCGCGAGAATACCGCAGGTGATATTTTAGAAGATAGCAATGGGAACGTTTGCGGAAGTAAGCGCACTATTTCTCTTATGAATTGGGCATATAATCCAAACAAGTAATGAACATCGAAGCAGGGGGGTTCTTAAAGGTCGAATTGTACAACGACGACGCAACCCTGTTTCTTAATGCTCTTACCAAGATAACGAATGAGGGCGGAAAAATGGGGTTTAAGACGTATGGACTAAGCGAAGATGAATTGAAAGTATTGAACGCGATTTTGGACACTTTGGGATAAAAAAACGGTGGGAAATCACGCCCACCGTCTAAACCAAAAATCAAAAATTGAACTAAAAAAATCA